AGGGAGAAAAAAAATACCAACAAAAGTAAAGGAGCTAAAAGGTACTATTGAAAAGTCTCGACTAGTGGGAAACGAGATGGAGACTTCGGCAGTTGTCTCAATGCCTTCAGCTCCCTCCTTTCTCAATAAACAAGGTGCAGACGAATGGGATTTAGTCACTAACGAACTAGCTAACATTAAGATGTTACACTTGACTGACCTATCAATCTTAGCAGCGTACTGCAATGAGATAGGTATTTACCGAGAGATAGCTCAAGAGTTACAAGGCAACTTTACAGAGCAGACTGTAGACAAAGATGGTCGGTTAAGGTCTAGTAAGATTGCTCCTAAGTACAAGGTAATGCAAAACGCTTTACAAAATGCTATGAAAATTTCTAGGGAATTCGGTTTCACTCCGAGCAGTAGAGCATCTCTTAGTATGCCAGAACAAGATGAGGAAAGGACTGACGACTTTAATTTCTTTGACTAATGAAACTTAAAGAGGACAAGACTTTTTACTTTGATGACAAGGCAGCAGATAGATGTGTTTACTTTATAGAGAATCACATTAAGCATATCAAAGGAGAGTTAGGAGGTCAGCCATTTAAGTTAGAACCATTTCAGAAAACAATAGTCAGAGATTTATTCGGTTGGAAGTATAGAGATAGTGGTCTAAGAAGATTTAGAACTGCTTACATTTGTCTACCAAGAAAGAACGGAAAGTCTACATTGATAAGTGCAATAGCTTTGTATATGCTTCTAGCCGATGGAGAGCCATCTGCTGAGTGTTACATCGCAGCGGGGGATAGACAGCAGAGCGGGATAATCTTCGACGTGGCTTGTGGAATGGTTAGAGCTGACAATCAACTAAACAAGAATCTCAAAGTATTTAAGAACTCTATTATCCACGAGAAAAGCAATTCAGCATTTAAGGCTATTAGCTCTGAGGCTTCTAGTAAGTTTGGATACAACGCTAGTTTTATTTGTATGGATGAGTTCTTTGTCCAAAAAGACTCAAGCCTATGGGATGCCTTGACTACTTCGGTAGGTAGTAGGAGACAGCCAATGACAATAGCAATAACAACTGCTGGATATAATCGTGAATCTATATGTTACAAGACAGAGGAGTATGGTCGTAAAGTATCTGAGGGAATAATTAAAGACGATTCGAGTTTCTACTATGTTAAGTATTTCTGTGACTTAGAAACTGATTGGACTACAGAGGAAGCATTAAGGATAGCTAATCCAGGAATAGAAACTGGTGTAGTTAAATTAGACTATCTTAAAAGAGAGCAAGAGAAAGCTATCAAGCTACCGAGTTATGAGAACACTTTTAGAATGCTACATCTGAACCAATGGATGTCATCAGCTAGTAAGTGGCTTAGTGACCAGCAATGGATGGAGTGTAACAAAGCTCCAATTAACTTAGAAGACTATAAAGGTATGACTGCATACGCTGGATTAGATTTAGCTTCGGTTAGAGATATTAGCGCATTTCTGTTAATCATTCCAGAGGATGATAGGTTTACGGTTATTCCTTACTTCTTTGCTCCGAAAGAAAATGCTTTTATCCGTTCAAGACGTGACCAAGTAGACTACATAGGTTGGGAGAAAGAGGGATTAATGGAACTAACTGAGGGCGATGTCACAGACTACAACTATATAAAGCGTAGAATAAAAGAAGTCGCTGAAGTCGTAAACATAAAGTCGATAGCCTACGATAGATGGAATAGCTCCCAGCTTATCCTGGATTTAGTAGAAGAGGGTTTACCTTGTGAACCTTTCGGTCAAGGATTTGGTAGTCTCTCAAGTCCGACCAAAGAACTCGAGAAAATCGTACTAGGCAAACAGATAAACCACGCTGGTAATAAAGTGTTGAGGTGGATGTGTTCTAACTTAGCTATGAAAACAGACCCAGCTGGAAATATAAAAATGGATAAGAGTAAGTCAAGCGAAAAGATTGACGGAATGGTTGCGCTTGTTATGGCTCTAGGCTGTTATATGAATGACGATACTGATGACTCAGCATATAATGATAGAGGCATTTTATGGATTTGACTTTTGCGATAAATGTTATCTTTGTAAAGTAATTACAAATTTATGGGACTATTTGACTTTCTTCGTACTGAGAAGCGAAGCGATAATTTTCTTAGAGGTGCTTTAAGTTTCGGTGGAGCTGCTAATAAAACTGCTGTAACTGAGCAATCATCTATGACTTTCTCAGCAGTCTTTGCTTGTGTTAGAATCATCTCAGAATCTATAGCATCACTACCAGTAAGAGTTTACAAGGTAGAGCCAGACCAAGATAAGATATTAGATAGAACACACCCCATACATAGTCTACTGACTCGCAACCCTAATGAGTTTATGACTACATACACCTTTCTAGAGGTGTTAATGAACAACCTACTTCTTAATGGTAATTCTTACTTTTACATTGAAAGAGATATCTCGGCTAGACCAATAGGATTAATACCTATTAAATCAGAAGATGTAAAGGTAATAAATCACGATGGTCAAATATACTATGATGTTAAAGACTTTGAAATAGCTATTCTTAAAGAGGATATGTTACACTTTTTTAACTTATCATTTAATGGTTATGAAGGTACATCAGTTATAAATGCACAAAGAACAACTATAGGAACTTCTATAGCTTCTAATGACTCTGCTAATTCTATACTAGGTAACTCAGCACAAACTGGAGGAGTAATAAAGCATCCTGGTAAATTAAGTAAAGAAGCAGTAGAAAGATTAAAGACTTCTTGGAATCAATCACATAGTGGCTCATTTACTGCTGGTAAAACTGCAATACTAGAGGAAGGTATGTCTTTTGAGCCTAGTACCTTTGATGTAAATAAATTACAATTAATAGAAACTAGACGCTTTCAAATAGAAGAGATTGCTCGTATATTTAAAGTACCCTTATCTTTGATTGGACACTTAGAGAAGTCTGCTAACTACTCATCTATAGAAGCATTAAGTATTGACTTTGTTAGATTTACTTTGCAGCCTTACTTAGTATTGATTGAGAGTGAGCTTAATAGAAAGCTATTTAGAGAGAATGAGTTTAGTAACTATTTTGTTAGAATAGACTCTAATGGTTTACTAAGAGGAGACTCAGCAGCAAGAGCTGACTACTATAGAGAAATGATATCAATGGGAGTTTTAAGTATTAATGAGGTAAGAGTAATGGAAGACTTCAACAGAATCGATGATGGGGATACTCATTACTTCCCTCTTAATTATGCTCCTATTGGGCAAACTAATGAAGACGATGCCGATACCAACTAAAAATATAAATGAAACAGAGGAGGAGTTCATCGAGAGATGCGTAGCTGATGAGTTTATGCAAGAGTATGATGACAATGACCAACGTCTAGCAGTATGTTATGCTCAACTAGAAGATGATGAGGATAGAGCATTAGCAGACATAAACACTAAGCCAACACAAGAGATGGCTGACGAAGCTGCTCAAGGCTTAGAATGGAGAGAAGAGTTTGGTAGAGGGGGCACTGAGGTAGGTGTTGCAAGAGCAAGAGATATTAAGAATAGAGCTAATCTTTCAATAAGAACTGTTAAGAGAATGTATTCTTATTTAAGCAGACACGAAGTAGACAAAGAAGGTAAAGGCTTTTATAGTGGAGACGAAGGCTACCCAAGTGCTGGTCGAATAGCTTGGGCATTATGGGGAGGAGACACTGGCTTTGCTTGGACTAAGAGAAAGATAGCTGAAATAGAAAAAGAAGAAAAAAATCTAGATATTATGAAAAAGAATGAACTAAGACATATTCAGAAAATTGAAGAAACTGATGAGTCAATAATCGTTTATTATGGTAAAGCAGAAGCTGATGTTGATATGGTAATGGAAGAAAGCAATGAGCTTTACAATGAAGAAGAAAAACAAAATAGAAGCAATCCTAATAAAGAGGTTAGAACTTTTAATGTACAAGATTTAGAACTAAGAATGGATGGCGATAACGCTACCGTTGTAGGTTATGGTGCTGTATTTAATTCAGAGTCTAATGACTTAGGTGGTTTTTATGAATATATAAGTCCAGGTGCTTTTGATGGTAGATTAGAAGATGACGTAAGATTTTTGATAAATCACGACGGCTTACCATTAGCAAGAACTACAAACGGTACACTAAGATTATCAGTTGATGAGAAAGGATTAAGATATGAAGCAGACTTAAATACAAAAGTATCTACTGCAAATGATTTAATGGAGTTACTAAAAGATGGCACTATTAGCCAATCAAGTTTTGCTTTTACTGTAGAAGATGATAGTTGGAGAAGCGAAGATGGAAAGAATATTAGAACTATAAACAAGGTATCTCGTTTATACGATATTTCTAGTGTAACGTTTCCAGCATACAGTCAAGCAAGCTCTTCAGTAGCTTTACGCTCTATGGAAGAGTGGCAAGAACAAGAAGAGGCTAAGAAGTTAGAAGTAAACTTAGCTAAAGAAAAAGATGAGGCACAAAAAGAAGAAATAGACTTAAGACATCGCAGCCTCGCTGAAATGCGATTGAGAGTCATTAAAAATAAATAAAATTTTCAAGATGAAAAATAGTAAATCTTTATTAGAGGAGAGAGCTATAAATGTTGAGAAGATGGAATCTTTAGTAGACTTATGTAAAGTTGAAGAAAGAGAAATGACATCTGATGAGCAAACTGAGTTCGATTCACTAACTGAAAAAGTAGATTCTCTTACAGCTATGGCTGAGAGAGCTGCTAAGTTTGAAACTATTCAAGCTACAAATATAAAAAAGAATGCTCCAGTTTCTGAAGAGACTAGAGCTGCAAGTAACTGGTCTTTATTTAAAGCTGTTAACGAACTACGTTCTGGAAAAGGACTTAGTGGCTTAGAAGCTGAAATGCACCAAGAAGCTGAAAAAGAAGCTCGTAAATCTATCGATGGTATTGGTATCCCAACAATGTTGAAAGAGAAAAGAGCAATCGACCAAACTAACTCTGCTATCGCTCCAACTGCTGTAGGTGCTTTCGTTGAGTCTTTACAAGAGGCTGGTCTTTATAACAAAGTAGGTGTTACTGACTTAGGTACAGTTGCTGCTGATACTGTACTACCTATAGCTGGTGGGTCTACTGTAGGTTGGAAAACTGAAGTAGCTGCTGCTGATAATGGTGGTGCTAACTTTGAAAAGTTAACTTTAACTCCAAAGAGAGTAACTGGTTACGCTAACTTATCTAATCAAATCTTAGCTCAGAATGGTCCACAAGCTGAGGCTGCTGTTATGAATGATATGGCTCGTAATATGGCAGTACAAATTGACGCTGCAATGTTTGGCTCTTCTAATGTAACTAACGCTCCAGACTCTATTGCTGGTACTACTGGTGTATTAACATTTACTGAGTCTGGTACTTTTGATGTAGCTTCAGATATGTTAGAGGCTATCCAAACTATTGCAAACAATCACGGTCTTGACGGAAATAATGCTTTCGTTAATTCTTTTGAATTGTATTCTGCAATAAAAGGAGCTGCTCAAGTTGCTTCTGTATATCCTCTTTATGTTGATGACAAATTAGCTGGGTATCCTGGTTACTTCTCTTCAGCTCCAGCATCTGTAGCTGGTACAAGTGGAGACGGTATATTCGGAGACTTCAGCCGTGTTTTCTATGCTCAATTTGGTCCTATGACTATACAAATTGACCCATATAGTAGAGCTGTAGAAGGCGAAGTAAGACTAATCTTAAACAACTATGTTGACTTTGGTGTTGCCGATGGTGCATCATTTGTTAAATATACTTCTTTAAGTGCATAACTTTAATTAATTGGAGGGAGTGGAAACACTCTCTCCTTTTTTACTTTTTTAAAAATGATTAACTACTACAACTTTTCAGACTACGGTATAGTACCTTATGGTAAGCTAGTGCTTAAAACAGCACCTACTACTACTGCAATATCATTAGCAGAAGCTAAGGCTTTTCTAAGAGTTGACTCTGATTATGATGATGATGATGCTTATATAACTTCGCTTATAGGAGTAGCCACAAATGTAGTAGAACAGTTTACTAGAAGAAGACTAATCCAACAAACATATAATCTATATCACGACTTTTTCCCACCATATATTGATTTACAAGTGGGTATAGTTGATAGTGTTACTCACGTTAAATACTATGATGGCAATAATGTTTTACAAACACTAGCGACTTCCAATTATGATTTAGATAAAAGAATTAATCCTGGTAGAATATACGAGAGCAATACTGGAAGCTTTCCTAGTACTTATGAAAGACCTAACGCTGTAGAGGTTGAGTTTGTAGTAGGAGGAACTGCTAGTGATGTACCAGATGCTATAAAACAAGCTATTTATATCATCGTTGGTCGATATTATGAGAACCGACAAGATGTTGTTACTGGAACTATTGCAAGTGAATTGCCTTTGATGGTAGACCACTTATTAACTCCTTACCGATTGCTTGAACTATGATAATAGGCAAACTAGATAGAAAGTTAAAACTATATACACAGACTTACTCGACTAACGCTTATGGCGAGAGAGTAGTATCTGATAATAGTTACGTTACCATCTACGCAGACTTTGACTTCAAAGGTGGTAATACTAACTTCGATGCTGATGCCTTAATCAATGATGAGCGTATAGAATGCCTAATAAGATACAGAACTAACATTGGAGTAAGTCCTCAATACTTTATCTCTAATGGCTCTACTAATTATTCTATCAAGAGTATTAAGCAAGTAGGTCGTAAAGATGCTATGATACTTTTATTAGAGAAGAATGATGTAGTAGACTTATCACAAACAGCTCCTAATCAATTTGTATTTACTATAGACACAGAGAACACTTCAAGTGGCTCTAGCTTAAATACTCAATTTATGATGCCATTGGTTAGTGGTGGTAGTTATAACGCTGTAGTAAACTGGGGAGATGGCTCTAGCGATACAATAACAAGTTACAATCAACAAGAGGTTACACACACTTATTCAAGTGCTGGACAATACGAAATAAGCATAGAGGGAACATTACAAGGTTGGCAATTCAATAACGCTGGAGATAGGCTTAAAATGCTTGACGTAAAACAATGGGGAGTCTTAGATTTATCTACTTCTGCTGCTTTTTATGGTTGTACTAATTTAGATGCTAGTGCTACAGATGCTCCTACTGTTTCTAGTAATACTTTTAGTTCAATGTTTAGAGATTGTACTAACTTCAATGGAGCTATAGGCAACTGGGATATTAGTACAGTAACAAGTTTAAGTCAATGCTTTTATGATGCTACTACATTTAATCAGCCTTTAAACGATTGGGATGTTAGTAATGTTACGACCTTTTACAGAACCTTTAGAGATGCTTTTAGTTTTGACCAAGATTTAAATTCTTGGGACACTTCTAATGTTGAGCGAATGGACGCTACTTTTCTTAATGCGTCACAATTTAACGGAGACATATATAGTTGGGACACTACTAACGTAGAAAATATGTCACAAATGTTATACAACTGCGACTTATTCGACCAATCTCTAGCAGCGTGGACTATTGCAAACGTCTCTAACTTTACTAACTTTATGCAGAACGCTAGTGGTTTATCTACTTCTAACTACGATGCAACGCTAATAGCTTGGGCATTACAAACAGTAAATAGTGGATTAAGTATAAACTTCGGTGGTTCACAATTTACAGAGTCTGCTTATGCTTCAAGATTTAGCTTAATAGAGGATGATAGTTGGACTATTGTTGATGGTGGTATATTTGACCCAACACCAGCCGATTACATAAGCATACTAACAACAAGAGTAGTAGCTGCTGGAGGAGTAATAGAGAACACTACAGATAGCCAAGCATTCTTACAAGACTTAAACGATATTGACTAATGGCAGACGGACTATTAAATAAAGCAAGTATAATCTTAACTCCTACTGGTTACAAGGCTGGAACGCTTTACAACGTAGCACCAGTAGTAGAGCCTTATGAGGACTTTGACTTTGCTAGAGCTAGTGTTGCTAGTCGAGTTAATTCTAGTGGCTTAGTCGAGATGGTAGGACGTACTCTTGGAAGTGAGTTAGTTACTAATGGAGATTTTGCTACAGATAGTGATTGGAATTTAGGAACTGGTTGGAGTATAGGAGATGGTAAAGCATCTTTTAACGGTGGCTCTGATGCAAATATAATACAAACTAATTCAGATATAACCATAGGAAACACTTTTAAAATAACTCTTGATGTTTCAGATATGGACAATGGCGAACTCTCAGTTAGATTGGGTGGGGGCGCATCAACAGAAATAGCAAGAATACAAGATAATGGTTCTTATGTTTTTTACGGAGTTTCTATTTCTTCAAATATAACTTTTAGAGCATTATCATCTTTTAATGGCTCAATAGATAACGTATCAGTCAAAGAAATAATAGACACCAACAACATTCCAAGAATAAGCTATGATAGTAATGGAGATAATGGTCATATATTGTTAGAGCCTACTTCTACTAATCTTGTTCCTTATAGTGAAAACTTTGAGGGTGGCTCTTGGACTAATGCTAGTGTAGGTACTACTCCAACTTTAGATGGTGGCTATACTGCGCCAGATGGTAGCAATAGTGCATATAAAATATCTAATGCTAATCAAGATAGCTTTTGGTATTATCCAAGCGTTGCTGATTCTGATTATTCTAGGACAATATGGGCAAGAACTGTAAGTGGAACGGGAACTGCTCAATTAACATCACACAACTCTAATACTAACAATACTTTTAATTTAACAGAAACTTGGCAAAGATTTGAGGTTAATTCTACAACTTCATCAACTGGGGAGACTGGTTTTTATGCAGTAGATTTTAGAGGTAGTGGAACTCTTGATGAGGTTTTAGTTTGGGGCGCACAAGTTGAAAACTTATCCTACGCTACATCATACATACCAACACTAACAGGTAGTACAGTTACAAGAGCTACAGAGACTGCAACTGGTGCTGGTAGTGCTGAATTAATAAACTCAACAGAGGGTGTGTTATATGCAGAGATAGCTGCTTTGGCTGATGATGCAACAAATAGATGTATTTCTTTATCAGATGGTACTGCTGATGATAGAGTAACTTTACTTTTTGGAACTTCGTCTAATAGAATAAGAGCAATAGTCAAAAGTAATGGCTCTACTTCTTTTGATGAAGAATATACTGTAACATCGACTTTAGATTATCATAAAGTTGCAATAAAATTTAAAGCTAATGATTTTGCTTTATGGATTGATGGCGTAGAAAGATTTAGCGATACAAGTGGCTCTGCACCTATTGGGTTAAGTGAATTAGCTTTTGATACAGGTATTTCTCTTTTTAACTTTTACGGTAAATGCAAATCACTAGCAGTATTTAATGAGGCTTTAAGTGATAGCGAACTAAATAATTTGACTGGCTGATGAGTTTAAGATTAACAGAAATATGTTACCCAGAGGTAAAGAGTTACTACATCGTATGGAACGATAGTGATGCGATAGTATCGTATGGAGTGCTAGAGACTTATCAATGCTTAGAGACTAAGTGGGACAATGTAGACTTATACACTAAGGAAATAGATTGGATAAACATATTAATAGATAACGGTATTAACCCTTTTCCAGAGCAATAATGGCAACAGTATTTACAGAAAAGAATCTAAGAGGTAATCAAGGTGGGCATCAAGGTCTAGTTGGTTTTCAAATTGATGAGAAAGAACTCAAGGGATTGATAAAGAGTATTGAGAAGCTAGGTATGTCTGATAGCCAAACTAAAGTAAAGCTAAGACAAGGAATGAGAAAGGCTGCTAAACCATTAGTAAATGAGTTAAGAGGAGAGATTAAAGACTATATTAACAAAGATACAGAGGGCAACGCTGATAGAAGTACTGGACAATTAGTAAAAAGTATTGCTGTTATCAATGGTAAAATGAGAAGGGGACAATCTCCAGCAGTTTATGTTGGACCAAGAGTTAAAGGTTCTTATGCTGATAAAGAGAAAAGTGGTTTTTACTTTTACTTTTTAGAGTATG